AAGAGTAATGTCAGCAATCCATAAAAGACTTTACGTAGGTCTTAAACAAGAATTTAAATTACTTGCCAAAATATTTGGCGAGTCATTACCACCTGAATATCCATATGATGTTGTAGGTGCATCACGAAATGTAAAAGCAACTGATTTTGATTCTAGAGTTGACATACTTCCAGTGGCTGATCCTAATATATTTTCAATGTCACAAAGAGTTTCATTAGCACAAGAACAATTAAGATTAGCAACTTCAAATCCACAAATGCATAATATGTATTCTGCATATAGAGGTATGTACGAAGCAATTGGTGTAAAAGACATTGATAGAATTTTACCACCACCTCCACCAAATATGCCCAAAGATCCAGCAATCGAACATATAGATGCAATGGCTGGTAAACCTTTTCAAGCATTTCCAGGTCAAGATCACAGAGCACATATAACTGCTCACTTAAATTTTATGGCTAGTAATTTTGTTAGAAATAATCCTAGCATTACTGCAGCGTTAGAAAAAAATATTATGGAGCACATATCATTGATGGCACAAGAACAAGTAATGTTAGAATTTCCTCAAGAAATGGCAATGTTACCACAAATGCAACAAGCAGCTGTTATGAATCCACAAATTCAACAACAAATGCAACAAATATCTCAAAAGATAGAAGCTAGAAAAGCAATATTAATTGCTGACATGACTGAAGAATTTATGAAAGAAGAAAAACAAATAACTTCTCAATTTGATCATGATCCATTATTAAAACTAAAACAAAGAGAAGTAGATCTTAAAGCTATGGAAGCAGAACGTAAAATGAAAGAAGACGAAGCTAGGATAAATTTAGATAGAGCTAAAATGGTACAAGCAAAAGATCTTACAGAACAAAAACTTGAACAAAATGAAGATTTAGCTAAATTAAGAGCTGATACATCTATTGAAAAATCATTAATGTCAGTAGGTTCTAAATTAGCTTCAGATGCAGCTAAAACAAAGGATGTGGAGATCTTGAAAGGTCCCAAATCCTAGTATATAAAACTAATAGGAGAAAAATATGAAAAAAGAAAAACATGGCAACTCAATGTTTCTTAACAAAGATGGTTACGCTAAATCTGTTGAAATAGAAGTTCCTTCTCAAAACTTAGAAATGGACCCAAGAGGTAAATCAAGTTTTAGAGGTAAAGGAGTTTATATTGCAACTGGTGATGTAACTGAAGTTAAAGGAACTAAAAGAATGTTGGCTGACAAGAAAAAAACAGCTAAGTGGTATTAGTATGTGGTTGTCGGCAATTAAGTTAGCCGTTTCTGCTGGGAGTAAAATTTATGCTAACAAGCAGAGAACGAAGATGGCTATGTCGGAAGCACAACTTATGCATGCTTCTCGTATGGCCGAAGGTAAGGAAGCTTACCAAGGCAAATTATTAGAAGCCCGTCAATCAGACTGGAAGGACGAGGCCGTTTTAATAATTTTAAGTTTGCCCGTGTTGGTGCTGGCCTGGGCAGTCGTATCAGATGATCCGACAGCAATGGACAAAGTCAA